ATTACCTAATAGATACACACTATTAGACTTAGGCATTTTTCTGTGCTATAATAATTTAAATATAGCATAAGGAGAAGTCATGCCACCACGTAATCATAAGAGTTGGTTAGCACAACCAAACGTAGAATCAATTAGTAGCACAGCCTACAACAACCCAGAAATATTTGCACAAGAGCAAGAACAAATCTTTTCAAAGGTATGGGTGCCTATGTGTCATAAATCTGAGATGCCTGAGCCAGGTAATTTTAGAACAACACAAATTGCAGGTGTCAACGTTATTGCAATTAATAACGGTGATACAATTAAATCTTATCTAAATACAGGTAAGTTTAATACACCTTCAGGAACAATGTCACGAGTAGAATTTTTAATGGATGACTATACTCCGTTATATACAGAAGTAAAACACGGAGGTATGGTATGGACTACTTTAAATAAAAATCCAACACAGAGTGTAGAAGAATGGACAGCAGGAGCATTTGATTGTATTGCTGATGCTATTGACACAGAAGAAATGGAAGTGTTCCATTACCACAAAGCAATTATAGATACAAACTACAAACTGTGGCATGATACTAACAGTGAATTCTATCATGACTTCATGCACTACTTTAATCGTGTAAGTGGATTCAACGATGAATACTTTGCACGTAAGAATATACCTTTTGACAACGGTCATGTAAACGTAAGCAGTTTCACAGTAAACTATGAGGAGTATGACGGCTTCGAAGATAGAGGCGAACTGTCCTTTCCTAACCTACCGCCTAACCAATGGTATATGGTAGACTTGTTTCCAGGATTTAATTTTAATCTACGTGGAAGTGCATATCGTTCAGACTCAGTAACTCCATTAGGTCCTAACCGTGTACTGATTGAGTTTAGGGGATACGGACTAAAAAAAGATACTAAAGAAGAACGTTTGACACGAATCAAACATCACAACAGTATATGGGGACCATTTGGTCGCAACCTCCATGAGGATCTAATTGGAGTTGCTGGGCAAGGAACAACTATGCGTGAAGGTACAGAGAACAGACGTGTACTGCATGGTAGACATGAGAACGGTACTATACATGATGAAGTTGGTATGCGCCATGACTATAGTGAATGGGGCAAGTATTTGGATATTAACCCTTACCAATAATTGAACTAATTCCGGTTGACAACTGTATACTTTGACTGTATATTAAATATAATAACAGTTAAGGACGACCCTATGTGGAAAGACAAACATTTTGAAATGCCTCCAGAAGAGGATAGAGCAGACAAGTTCTCATTCTTTGTATCTATGGTCGGAATAACTATTACTTGTATTATGACACAATCTCCTACATTAATGGTAATTGTAGGATTAGGTTTGTATATCGGTATGAGGTGGTCAAGATCATTATGATAGATAAATCAAATATGACTCCACAAGAATTGTTTGAATACAAACTTAGATGGAAGCCTGGTGTAACTGTTGACGTACACAGTGATCTACATATACAATGTAAAGATTGGTGCAGACGTAACATGCAACGTTGGGAATGGGGTATGGACACATGGACATACGTATATTCGCACTCTTATCATTTTGAAACACAAGAGAAAGCGGATGAATTTAAAACTGAATTTAGAGAATGGGTTGACAAAGGTAAAACATGAAAATTAAATTAGAAGTTGAATTGGATACTGAAAAAGATCAAGACAACAACTTGTTAGAAGAGATATTAGATCTTATTGAACGTATTAAAGAAAATGAAGGGGATTAATTTTGTGGGATATTTGGTGCAAGGCCATAGGAACAAAAGCATATGAAGATAACAATAAGGCTGACAGAGTGGCAATTATACGCACTGGGTGGGTGTTGCTACACATTCTTACTTGCCTTGCTATTATCTTAAATGCAATAGCAAATCATGGTACAAAGTTATTTGGATTTGGATAAAAAAGAGGTTGACTTTTTGGTATTTAGATCATATAATAGTAACATAATTAGGCAAATGAACAGAGGCAAATAATATGAGAACACAACCACAGGACGTAATTTACAAACTTGAACAGCACAACGGTAGGTTAGACAAAGAAACTATCGTGTTTGGTGCTATGGGTGAAGGACTTGATGAGTTCTTTGAAGGTGTAACAATGGCACTTGACCCACTTGTAACATTTGGTGTTAAACAAGTTCCAGAAAAAGCAGAGAATGAAGTGCTATCAGCACAAGGTTGTGCTTGGCCAGTATTCAAAGAACTTGCAGATAAACTAATTGCAAGAGAACTTACAGGACATGCGGCACGTGATGCTATCGAACTTGTAATGAGTTCAGCAACGGCAGATCAGTGGAATGGTTTTTATCGTAGGATCCTTATTAAAGATTTACGTTGTGGAGTAAGTGAAAAGACAGTAAACAAAGTTGCTAAAAGATTTAACATGAAGGGTGAAACAAAATATGTTATCCCTACATTCACTTGTGCATTAGCACATGACTCTGCTAATCATGAAAAGAAGATGTCAGGTAAGAAACAAATTGAAGTTAAACTTGATGGCGTAAGAGTTATTACAATTATACAAGGTGACAAAGTAGAAATGTTTAGTCGTAATGGCAAGCAGTTTCATAACTTTGATCACATCATTGAAGAAATTAAAACAGTACTCAAAGATAAGCCTGCACCATATGACCTTGTGTTAGACGGTGAGGTAATGAGTGCTAACTTCCAAGACTTAATGAAACAGGTGCATAGAAAGAGTGGTGGTACAGCCAAAGATGCAGTATTGCATTTGTTTGACACTATCCCATTATCCGATTTCAAACAAGGTGGTTGGGACAAACCACAGTCAACAAGAAGTGCAATTACTAAACATTGGGTAGAAAGCAACCAGGACGTTTTAAAGCACGTACAAGCACTTGAGTGGGAAGATGTAGACTTAGACACTCCCGAAGGCCAAGAACGCTTTGTAGAGCTTAATAAGACGGCTGTAGACGGTGGTTATGAAGGTGTAATGATCAAAGACATTGATGCACCCTACGAATGCAAACGTACACATGCTTGGTTAAAGGCAAAACCATTTATTGAGATTACACTAAAAGTCGTTGACGTCGAGGAAGGCACTGGACGTAATGCGGGAAGATTAGGTGCCGTAATAGTAGAAGGAGAAGATGATGGATACAATTATCACCTTAACTGTGGGAGCGGCTTCACTGATAGTCAACGTGATGAGTACTGGACTGCACGTGATAGTCTCATTGGTCAGTTAATTGAAATTAGAGCAGATGCTCGAACTAAGTCGCAAGACTCGGAAACGTATAGTTTACGTTTTCCAAGATTTAAGTCGTTTCGTGAGTATAAAGGAGAAAAAGCATGAGACAGTTTGTAGTAGATAGTTGGAACAGTGTTATGGATATGGAACATAATCCGTTAAAGAACATTCCCGACTTGATGGTTAGACATATGGTTATGCAGATTTTAGCATTCATGTGGTCAAGTGTATTTGCTATTATGGTTATTAATAGTATAACGGCATTTATGTATAGTGCCATTGGACACGTAATTTTTGTTGCCGCAGTTGTTATTACTGTTGCTACATTTAAAGTTGCAGAAACCAACCCAGGTGCATTTAGGTTTAAGAATGGGTATCATTCACATGGTAGAGGTAGAAATTATACTATCTATCGTGACAAGAATGGTATTGCACATAAGGTGCCATTGGATCCAAATGATCCTGGTGGGGAACACGAATAGGAGTAAGTATGAAAATAGTAAACAAAGATCCGGGTGATGGTCACTTTGCGGTCAGTATTGTAAAAAGTATTTTTAGATTTGTAGCATCAGGTTTACTTGCCTGGGCAGGATATAACTTGTGGACAGGTGAAATGATGTATACAGATTTTTTTGTAACTGAAGTAGGGTTTCTAATGATGTTGTCAGGTATAATGTTATTCCTTGCTGAAGTACTTGGTATTGTAGAGGAGATAGTATAATGAAAGAAGGTCCAATGAAGCAACACGTTGAACGTGACACTGAAGGTATGGTAAAAGCAGAGTATACCACATACACAAAGAAAGATGGTATGTTCATCAAAGAAACTTCAGTACGTAACTTCCAAAAGAATGGTGACTATCACGATTCGTTTTATAGCGATCC